GCAGAAAGGGGCCGGCAGGTTTATCCACCTCGACGACTGGGACAATCCCAACCGACCCACGGTCTGGTCCTACTAAGCTAAGGCCTCAAGAGCCTGCTTCCTGGTTGATGCCTGCCTAGTGAGAGCAACCCGCTGCATAGCATCAAGCTTGGTGAACGACGCCTCGTTTAGGCCGCGCAACTCGGCGAGCTTCTCAAGCCTGGTCTGAGGTTTGGCCTTGCCGGCCGAGGCGACCCGGTCGCACAACGCCTCGTAGGCCGCAGACCACTCCTCGTAGGTGGCAAAGGCGTCAGGGTCTTTGCCAGGTACAAACAGCAACCAAGCAGGCAAGCCAAGTTCTTTAGGCGCGGTTTCAACGCTCACCACCTCGATGCCGGCATCCTCAAACTGCGCTTTGATCTGCTCGGCATTCAGCTGCTCGGCCTCCTCCTGCAGCTGCTGGTTAACCTCCTCGACCTGCACATACTCCTGCTGCGGATCGGCCTGGACAGGCTCAGGTTCAGCCGGCAGCGCAGGCGGGGCGATGGCATCTAGCGGATTTTTTGGAAGTGCTTTGGGCGCACTTTTCTGCACATAGTCTGCCTGCATCCCGACATTTTCCTGCGGATAGTCCTGCGCTTCCTCTGCGGTGATCAAACCTTTGAGAACGTCGGGAAAAGCATCGCGCAGCGCAAAGCCTCGAGCGCGCATTTGCAACATGCGCCGGGGGTAAGCCTGCCAGGGGCCAGGCTTATTCCACAACCCTGCCCGCTTAGCATCCTCAACGCTGAACTTTGCCGTCACCGGGGTGCGGTTGCGACGGTGCGCTACGCAGACTGCGATGGGGTTGGGCGTGCCCTCCCCCTCGAAGAACTCCTCGATGCCCTCGCAGACTGACGAGGCCTGGACCAGAGCCATAGCCGCATCGCCATAAACGCTGGGCTTGCCATTGATGCAGGCGATGTTCTGCAGAGCCTGCAGGGGCGCCAGGCCCAGCTCCTTGCCCCACTGCACGGCGACTAACACATCCTCTGGCTTGCCCTGATAAGCCTTGGGCACCATCTGGCTCTTGGAAAGCATCTCCGAGAACCGCATGGCCTCGTCGAGCGTAACAGGGGCAAACCCCTGGTTAGTTGTTGCTAGCTGCATCTTTTTTCTCCTCTTTTACAAACTCATCGAAGGTTTCCAAAATGGCGACGACCAGGGCGTCCACCACCTCGAGTGCTCGGTCGCGGTTCATAAACGCGCTGTCCTCCTGGTGGGCAGCATCCCAGCAGAGGTGCTGCAGCTTCTTGGCGGCGTTGATTCGAGCCTGGTGTAGGCGGGTTGGATCAGGCATGGGAGGACTCCTTTATTGACAGTGTTGATTGACGGACGGAGTAACCCTCCTTCGCCGGCACGACCCGCTCGGGCTGCGCCTTGTAGTGCCTCATTGGCCACTTGATCTGAAACGGCCCAGCCTTGGCCTTGGGGGCCTCGCGCATGAGCTCCTTCAACTTCTTCTCGCAGTCGTTGATCTGCTCCTCGTAGCCCGTGATGTGGCTCTTGGCCATCTGGATCATCTTGCAAAGCGCCTCGGCCTCGGCGCCCAGCTCCTCGAGCTCAACCTCATCATCGGCCATCGGCCAGGTGCGGTCGGCGTCCTTGCTGTCCTGGGGTGGGAAGTACTCGACCGTGCCATCCTTCTGCCAAATATCCAGGCGGCGCTGGAAGTCATTAACGCAGACTCGGATAGCCTCCCAGGTCGGGTCATGCCGCTCGAAGACGAAGACCCGCAGCTTGGTGCCCCGGTAGAGGGTGGCCACAATGCCCCAGTTCGCATTCACGCAGGCCATCTGGCCCTGCAGCTGCACGGGGCCACGCCAGAGCGGCGGCATGTCCTCGGGTTCCATGCTGGTGAGCTTAGCCTCGAGCACGCCCTTGCCGATGAGCTCGAGCGATTCCCGGCCGATGACGTACACGCCGTTGTCGGGGTCATGCTCGACCATCAAACGCCGGCCATCGGCCATGCCGTCCAGGCTGCAGCACAACGGCCAGCTGGGGTGGTGGTAGGCCGTGGGATGGTCCAGGTCCAGGTTCGGCATACCGATCCGCAGGCAGGCCTCTTTCAGGATCATGTCCTCGAGCTTGTCGCCCCAAGATGCCGGCTCGGGGTCCGACAGGGGTGGTGGATCGATGCCCCTGTAGGCGCCGATGGAACAGCCCAGCTCATCATTGGGGCTGCGGTACTTTGAGAGCCCCATGATGGCCGGCAGGCGGCTCGCCGAGGCTTTGGTGTTAGGGGTGACTTTGCCAACCATCACACACCTCCTTTCAGCGCGTAGAAGCGAATGATCCTGGCGTGCGCCTCCGGGTGCTGTGCCTGAGTGTAACCAGCAACGAAGAACCGCTTGTCTTTAAAGACGCTACCCAGCAGGCTGGGATGGGCGCCTGGCGGCAAGCTGACCTGCCCCCTTATGTCGTTGATGGATACAGTGCCCTTCCGCTGGGCAACGGCCACAGCTAGTGCTCTGGCCTGCTCGAGAAAGGTGCCGTGTTCGGCCTGAAATAGGGAGTGCTGCCGGTCGCGCAGCTCGCGTCCAGTGGTCTGTTGCATGTCGCCCCCCTACAGATCAAGGAAAGCGGGCAGGACCAGCCAGAAAGCCAGCAGGAGCGTCAGGAAGACGCTGATGACTAGCCCGTCAAAAACTTCGTGCTTGGTTGGCCATTTGTGGCGAAAATCAGACGCATAATGGGCACCAAAAGGGCTGCGTCGCTTAGTCGCAAAAGTACTATATCTAGTTGATTTTGCTACTGAAGTCGTACTATACATTATGGGCAGAATGGAACTACTGGGGGTCCTAGACCTGTTTTTGGTTGTGTGCATAGCACGCTCCTTATCGAATAAAAACATAGAGTTAGTGGGCAAAACTTCATGTACTGCCTTCACTGCGAGATGCTCCTTTCCAGTCATCAAATGGGTATGGTTCACCGTGTACCGCCGGTAGTCTTTCGGCGTTTCATGTTCAGAATGCTTTTTCGCTCGCTGGTATGCGGTGCTCGGGGGATCTTTTTGCGCAGCTTATCGCGCAGCTGCATCATGGCGTAGCGGCTGGCCAGGACGCGCACAATCTCGTCGCGTTCATCTGTGTAGGCCAGGTGTCTGAGCGACTCGGCCAGGTCGGCAAAGTGAACAGCTGCCCACTTCACGTCATTAATGTTAAGTACCGGCACGTCGAACCGGCAGTTCAAGCCAATTCCGACGGCGTGCAGGTAGGCGCCCATCTCTCCCCTGGTTGCCTCTTCCTGCCCTTGAAAGACCGGGTGCTTCTGTCGCGGTTGTTGCTCATCGTCCACTTGCAGCTCCAATTCTTTTTGCTGTCTTCCTGGGTTTAAACGGCCAAACCTAGGAGAAGTTGAGGGATTCTGTTATGGGTCACTACCCTAATCAGGTTTACCCTCATTTAGGGTCCTTATCGTGCTGGTCTACAAATCGCTCGATCAGATCCTCTTTTGTCGGCTGCCGGCGCTGTTGGTTGAATAAGATCAAGGCGATGGGCGCGAGAATCCCCAGGCCCACGACGACGGGCATCCAGTCGCCTGCATAAATACCTGCTGCCATAAGCCCTACTGCGCATACGACTAATCCCAATACGAACATAGCGCCCTCCTCTACTTAACGCGCTTGAGCAGGTTGGCCACCTGGCTGGCGTACCACTCGTCATTGCCCCTGGGTGTTTTAACACCTCGGGCGGTCAATGCTTGAGCTATGTCGCGCAGTGTGCTGGCGCCTGTTTTCTTGATGATGTCGCGAACAATGGGGCCAACCCGGTCGGCATAGGCGTCGGCCTCGGCCACGCGCAGCTCAGTCGCAACAGCAGCGCCTATCTTTGGCGATGGACTACCGAGGCGGTTGATTTCACGCCCCATGATGCCGAGCTCAGGCCGGGCCTTTGTCTTGTAGACGCCCTTCTTTCGGAGCTGTGCTGAAATTACACTTAAGGCGTCCTTGGTGCGCTCTGAGATCCGCTTGGCCTCATATTCTGCAAAGACCGACATCATCTGCAGGAAGGTCTTGTCGGCCTCGGGCATGTCGGCGCAGATGAACTTGACTTGGTTGTTGAGCAGCGTGCTGATGAATTGCACGTCACGCGCCAGGCGGTCGAGCTTGGCCACCACGAGCGTGGCCTTCTCTTTTTTGGCCAGGCGCATCGCAGCGTCCAGCATGGGACGGTTCCTGAGCCTGCGGCGCGTGCCCGACTCGATCTCAGTAAACTCGCCAATCACAGACCACTTTCCACCGTTTAAGAAGCGCTCAACAGCTTCGCGCTGGGCCTCGATGCCGAGACCTGACACACCTTGGCGGTCGGTACTAACTCGGTAATAGGCAACGAACTTCCCGTTATGTGGTGCCATCTCAATTCTCCCTATCTGGGTAGTTGGGCAGAGATATCTCTGCATGTTTTGGAATGCTAGAGATATCGCAAGAGGCTGTCAAGTCATCAATAGGGTAGCTTGCACAATCAGATATCAGTGAGATATCCTTTTGATGTATGGACAAACCACTTAAACCGTTTTTAGTGAGGCTGCGGCCTCGCGCAAGGGTGCTGCTCGATAGGGCTGCTGAGATTGAGCTCAGGTCGAGGGCGTCAGTGATCGACGAGCTCATCTGCACGCACTTGGAGACACGCTACAGCAGGGTGGATGACAGGCTTGACCAGATGCTGGGCTCGAAGGAGCGGCATCAGTGACGGGCCGCGCAGCCAGGAAT